TCAACCAGCGCGGATTTACGGGCATTAAGCTCGCGGAGTTTCTTGCTCATTGTGTTCTCCAAAAATGGCATAAAAAAACCGCCAAAAGGCGGCTGTTGGGGTGACACGATGGCCTTCGGGCCGACGCTACGATCGACGGATCGCGGCGGGCGGGCTGTGTCTAGCCCATGATCTCCAGTTCGCGCTTGGCGGATGCCAGGCGGCTCGCTGATGGTTTCTGCGCGGACTTGGCATCGCGCTGCATTTTCTTGACTACTTCTTCGAATGTCATGATTCCGTCTACCATCTTTTCTGCCAGTGCTTGATCTGCGCCGAGCACTCGGCCTTGGCCCATGCCGTTGCGCACCTGATCGACGGGGACGCTGCGGCCCTTGGCGACGGCCTTGGTGAAGGCTGTGTAGTAGTCGTTGACGCGAGTCTGCATAAACGATTGCGCCTCGGCATCGAGCGGCTGGTAGGGGTTGCCCTCGACTTTGAACTTGCCTGCCGAGATCAGGGTGGTTTTGACACCAGCATCTTCCATCGCCGCCGACCAATCCTCGTGCGCCTGCCATACGCCGATGCTGCCGACTTCGCCGCCGGGCGTGACGTAGAGTTCTGACGCGGCAGAACCGATCCAGTAGGCGGCTGAGGCGGCCAGGCTGTTGGCGATGGCGACGATTGGCTTTTGCGCCCTGGCCGACTGAATCTCTGCCGCCAGTTCAGCGACACCGTAGACCGATCCGCCGGGAGAGTCGATGTCAATCAAAATCTGGCTTATAGTGGGATCAGAAATAGCCTGGCGCAGCGCATCGGCGAATCGCTGGGTACTCGCGCCGCCGCTACCGGATACGTCATCTACCATGCTGCCGCGCTGGGTGACTACACCATACAGCGGAAGCACAGCAATCTGGCCACCGCCTGCCTGCATCGCTGCGGATCGCTTGATCTCGCGCGCTTGGCGATCGGCATGGATACCGGCCATTACTTCGTCGGATGCCTGCTCGCCAGCGTGCCAGCGAGACATGACGCCGGCAAAGGCCGCAAGCCGTTCTGGCATCAAGGCCCATGGCGTGGAGAGGAATTCGGAAATAAGGATGGAGCGTTTCATGCGGTTTCTCCCAGCGCCATCATGGACGCGGTGATTTTCTCAAGAGTCATATCATCTACAGGACTACTCAGCCAGTTAGCGGCTTTTTCTTCGCTGATCGCCAATGCTTCGGCCAGCACGGCAGGCGCAATCGTCGAGTCTTTCGTCATGCGCCGCGCCATGCGTTCGGCGTTGCTCTTGAGCATCGCGCGCATTCGCATGGCTGTGGAGTTGTCGCCTGGTTCCGGCGGTTCTTTGGCTTCCTGCGCTGGCGGCTCGGATGATTCCGTGTCGAGCTCTATATCCTCGGCCTCGTTTTCCTCAACCATATTGAGCGGTCTCAACGGTTCGTCCAGCCCGTCAATCGGCTCCATGCCTTCCATGTCGCGCGCTTCATTGCGCGTTAGCCAGCCGTCGAGGATTCCGGCGTGGTAGTAGGTGCTTCGCGCCTTGGAGTCGCCGCGAAGTAATTCATGGAACTCAAACTCTACGTCGATTTCCTCAAAATCAAGCAGCAGTTCCGCTTCAATGCTGGCTTCCATTCGCGTAGCGCGAGGCTGCAGGGCGTCCTGGACGTATTCGAGCGCCATCTGCTCGATGTTACTAAATGTCGCACGTTCAAGGTCGCCGATTTTATGCGGCGGAACGCCAAACCATCTGGCGATGTCGCTAATGCTGAATTTGCGGGTTTCGAGAAATTGTGCATCCTGGTTAGTCAGACCGACTTCATGGTATTTCATGCCCATTTCCAGGACTGCTGTCTTGCCACGATTCCCTCCGCCTTGGTTGGCCTGCCATCCTTCGCGGAATACCTGCCGCGCTTCCTTGTCCTTGAATTGGCCGGGAAACTCGATCCAGCCGCCGGACGGCTTGGCGTCGTTGGCAAAGAATCGTGCGCCATAGCTTTGTGCCGCGAGGCCAAGCCCGAAGGATTCGCGCGCGCACTCGATCACAGAGACGCCTGTTATCCCATTAGATGACAGGCCGCGAAGGTGCCAGATATTTCCTCGCGGGACAGTGCGCTCGCTGCCGTCCGGGTTGGTGATGCGATATCTGTATTCTCCACCATCAAGCATTTCGACTTTCACGCGGTCAGGGTGGCGCGGGATAAGCTCGGTGATTTCGCCGCGTGAATTAGCGGAAATCTCGTTGTAGGCATTTCCGCGCAGTTCCAGGTGGCCCTGTATCATTTCGCGCCATTCAAAAGCATTTTGCCAGCGGTTTGGGCGCTTGTTGAGCAGTTTCAACAGCGGGTGTTTGATGCGCTTGCGCGTCCCGCTTTGGTAAAACACGATTGGTAGCATGGCCATGTGGCCGGACACCAGCGAGACAGCGCGAAACACGGCGGAAAGCTGCATCGCTGTGTCGCTCGATACGCGCATCCCGCTCATGGTTGTCGATACTGGTTCGAACCAGAAGCTTCCCCAGGGCGAACGGTCGCCGTCTGAGGCAAACAATCCGGAAAACCAGCTTTTCACGCTCATTAGTTAGCACACCATTAGTTCGTAGTCAGACCCGAGAACGGGTAATTTGTCTTCGTCCATCTTGCACACTCCGACAGCCATCGCCAGCGCCACCGCGCCATCTATGCGTCCCGTCGCCTTGGCTTTGTTCATCTTTCGATTTCCCGCCGCGTCCCTCTCGATTACGGCGTTAGCCATGCACATCGTCAGCACAGGATTTCCGCCGTGGGCGATATGCTCGTTCAGGAGCTTTTCCTCTAGGGAGTCGATTGCCGGTGCCATATCCTTAAATCCTTGCCCAAAAGGCAATAAAGGCCAATCCGCACCCATTCCGTCGAGTTCTTTCTTCAGCAAGTCAAAGCGCCATCTGTCGAAGGCTATAGCGGCAACATTGCAGTCTTCCAGGATGTCGCGCATATCCCTTGCCACCGCTTCATAGTCCACAGCGGCACCAGGGATGGCACGGATCAGCCCTTGCTGCTCCCATATGTCGTATGGTGCCCTGTCACGCTTGGCACGGTCGCGCAAGCCTTTAGCTGGCGTCCAGAAATACGCCTTGACGTGCCACTTTTCGCGGAATGCGATCACTACCATCGCGGTCAAGTCGGTCTTTGCGGAAAGATCAAGGCCGACATAAACCGGCTCTTCGTAAAACACTTGTTCGTCAGGTTCTTGGCTGTTGAGTATCCAGATACCGCGGCTGACGAATGGGGCAGACACTTCGCATCTTTGATTCAAGCAGAGATTTTTGAAAGTCGGTTCAGCGCTCGGCATGCGCATGGCCTGCTTGGCCTGTTCGGCTAAATCGCGCTCACTTCGGAATAACCCAAGCGCCGGGTTCGCCGATTTCCATGCTTTCTTATCATCTAATTCGCAGTCTTTTGGCGCTTCGTAGACATGCGAAACAATGCTCGGATCTTTTGAATTCTTGGCATCATCAAGCCAGATAGAGAACATATCCCCGTCCCCGGCGGCCTGTGTTGATATTGCGATCAATAATGGGTTTTCGTGCGCCCCTTGGCCTGTCGTTATTGCATCAACAAAGTCATCCTGCGGCCCTTTTATCTGGCCGACCTCATCAAGCACGGCCAAAATTGGCGAACCGCCTATCGTCGTCTTCGCCTCCGCCGACATTGCTCTATACTCTGTATTTTTAGGGATCCCGATCAGCTTCTTCCCGCTCGGAATCAACCTGACGATGCTCTGCAACTTGTCTGACAGCATCACCATCTTTGATGCATAGTTGTAAACCTGCGCTGCCTGATCCCTAGATCGCGCCCCGCTCTGGATCATCGAGTTTTGCTGCGCCTCTGGCCCGACCAAGTGAATAAGCACTATGCAAGCAATCGTGCTCGTTTTGCTATTCTTTCTCGCGATTGATAGATACGCTCTGCGAGTGCCGTGTTTATTGTCATACAAGGCGTAGAAGAACCGCTCTTGAAAAGCGGCTAGTTTTATATTTTGCCCGACTAATGTTCCTTCTGGAACTTTGCAATAAGTCTCGACAAACTTCATCGCACGTTCTGCGCGGGTTAATTTGTTAAGCGGGAGTTCCCTCCATTTTCTTAACCGTGGCACTGGGCCGCACTGTATCGGAGATGGATAGTCCATTTCGGTTAATTACAGCCATTAAGCCGCCTCAGCGACTGCCCTGGTTCTGTCTGCCGCCACCTCGTCAAAAGTTGCGCCTGTGGCAGCGTGAGTGGCCTGCTTTCCAGTGAATTCCTGCCAGCGTTTGACAATTACGTCGCAGTAGCGCGGGTCAAGTTCCATACTACGGTTGATGCGGCCTGTTTTCTCGCAGGCGATAAGTGTTGAACCTGATCCCCCAAAAGGTTCAAATACAACAACACCTTTATTGCTTGAGTTCACAACTGCTCGCTCAATTAGCTCAACAGGCTTAGTTGTTGGATGCAACGGGGATTTCTTTGGCCTATCGCACTGCCACAAATCAGATTGTTTGCGGTCTTCTACCGCCCGAATACGTGCTGCACCATCTTTCCACCCATACCAGATTGGTTCGTATTGTGTGTGGTAATCTTTTCGGCTCATAACCAACTGGTCTTTAGCCCAAATTATTGTACTTGACCAATGGAACCCTGCGTCACGTAGAGCCTTATCTATAGCAGGCCATTCGGATGGCCCCATTACACAGTAAATTGGGCATCCTGCCAAAGTCACCGCATTGAGGCAAGAAATCACACCGGAAAGAAAAGCCTCCCAATCTTTATCTGTAGCGAAATTATCGTTCATAATTTCTCGCGCTTTATATCCTTTCGCGTTGTTTGATAAATTAGTTCCATACGCAACATTCCACGGCGGGTCGGTTACTACCAGAGACGCTTTCGTTCCTGACATTAAAACATCTACGGCGTCAATGCTGGTCGAGTCTCCACACATCACGCGGTGTTTTCCAAGCAGCCACACATCACCCAACACAGTGACTGGTTCTTCTGGCACGTCCGGCACGGCGTCCTCGTCAGTCAGCCCGGGCGCGATTTCCTCCGGCGTGAGTGCGGTCAGCTCATCAGGCGTAAAACCGAGCAGCGTCAGGTCAAAGTCATCCGCTTCAAGATCTTGAATCTCAAGAGCCAGCATGGCCTCATCCCATGATGAATTGAGCGCCAATTTGTTGTCGGCGATTACGTATGCCTTGCGCTGTGTCTCCGTCAAGTGCGCCAGACGGATGCATGGAACATCTGACAGCGACAACTTACGCGCTGCCAGTACCCGGCCATGCCCGGCGATAATTCCGCCGTCGGCGTCAATCAGCACCGGGTTTGTGAAGCCAAACTCTTTGATGCTGGCGGCTATCTGCGCCACCTGTGCATCGTCGTGGGTGCGGCTGTTTCGTGCGTACGGAATAAGCGTGTCGACAGAAAGTTGTTCAATTATCATCGTGCAATCAAGTCATCAAAGTCGTTCATTGCGCCGCGAAGCAGGGATTGATCCTGCCCCTGCCCATTCAGCGTGCGAGGATCTTGCCCAGTCTGGGTTAGCGACAGGCTGCGGATAAGCGCAAGCTGCTGGCGCTGCAAGTTGTCGATCACGCCGAAGAACGGATTAACAATCTGCGTACCCTTGTCGTTCTTCACAATCGGGCTGGACTTGTCCAGCGCCTGCTGATACTTGCGTATATCTGCCTCCAGGCGCACAGCCTTTGCCACAATCAGCAAGTCAAAGTCGCGCCATCCGTCTCGCGCGCGCGCGCGGGTGAACTGACGCCAGATAACCATTTCCTGTTCGTTGCGCAGGATTACGCCATCCGGTAAAGGTATATCCTCCGATAGCTCTCCTGCGGCTGATGTCAGCGTGACTACAGAGTTTCGACCGAGGCGCTGCGGTTTTGCCATGAAATTCCGTAAGTTTTTTAAAAGAGGACTGCACGCCCGGTTACCCGGCAT